GTTGCGCTAGTTTCAAAATCGGTATAAGGCGAAACTTTTTTATCGCCAGTGAATAAGTCTGCTGGTTTTCCATATGTTTCAGATAGCTGTTGTTCAATGATTTCAAGATAATCATCACCGTTTATTCCAACAAAACCACCGTAAGTATTCTCAAAACGAACAGTTACATTTTTAATAGACTTTGTACGCCCTTGTATTGTTCCGTCAGCCATTGGGAAATCAAGATTAAGTGTTTCTAGATTGCATTCATATCCAATTCCTACATGCACTCTAGAGGCGTAATCATCAAGCGTTATACTGCCATCAGTAACTACCTGCTGACTATTTACACTACCATCAGCCAATATAGTTGCCGTCTTACCTTCTAAGTGGTTAAGATTTGATATGGTTATTACAGCCTTACGAACATATCCACCTGATTTATAAGTTGTGTAGCTTGTACCGTCAATATTAGTATCATCGTCCATATCTACTAGTTCAAATGTATCCGTTGTCTTATTGGCAACCTTTCCTCTAAAACCGTTTAGCTCTGTCATTCCTTTAATATCGGAAAAATCAACATAATCACCATTGCTTAACCCATGACCAATTGCAGTTATTACAATAGGACTAGCTTTTGTTGCTCCAGTAATAGTAATAGGTTCGTCAAGGCTTAATCCACAGTCAACAAAAAACTGATCCCTAGGATCAGTAGTTGTCATTCTTGGCATAAGTTTTTCAATAAATCTTTTTGTTTCTCCGTTAATTTCTCTCTTAACAACAAAGTAAACTTCTGTCTGTCCATCACCGGGTATTGCAGCTACACTCTCATACTCTCCATCAGTTATATGTCTTGCCCATGCATAAACATCTTGTTCCTTGTTATAGGTGAAACTAAGCAATACGCCATCATCACGCACACCCCATATAATACCATCCGGCTCCTGTTGGAATGCCCAATCCACTATTTCATTATTTTTAAACAAGTGGCGCGCTAACATGGTTAAGTCGTCGCCCTTATAAACATCGTCTGTTAAACTATAACCAATATCGCGAATAGTGCTGCCCATTTCTTGGCAATATAATATTCTATTACCAATTATAAGAGGTGCAATGTTTGATGCCCCTCTATATCCTTGTTGTCTTGCGATTATAGATGTAGGTGTCAATGCAGTGCTTTCGCTACCTGTACCAACTTTCCATTCACCACCAGCGGTAAAAGCGATCATATCACTCAAAGACACCATTGATCTAATGGAATTAAGACCTTCGCTAACAAGTGGTGCAACGATTGAGTCAGAGTCTTCTGTAGGACTGTTTACTAAAAAGTTGGTGTAATCTCCTGTTTGCGACATCCAGAAAGTTAAAGGGTCTTTCGTACTGCCTGCAAACCCTAAACGATTCTGATAGAATTTAACACACGATGGATATCCATTCTTCGGTGACCAAGAACCCTCTGCCCAATCTTCTGTTGCCGTTACAAAAGCTAAATCAGTTAATACAGTTGCTGTTGCTACAGTTCCGCTTGTTACATCTGTTATTAAAACGACACCATCATTAGCAAAAGAATACGCATTTAAATCAACATAGCAAGTCCCAGAAGTATATGTATATACAATTCTAAGATATACCAAATCGTCAGTCTCACCAGAATCATTTACATTTATATCGGCAGCGGAAGTATAAGAACGGATTGTATCCCATGTAACTCCCTCATCCTTAGAACGTTGAAGCTGAATTTTACCTGTCCATGTTCCATGGGTTATTAACGACCATGATCCTTTACATTTTATATAATCGGGCACTGGAGAAAATGCTGCGTTTACCGTGCTAGTGCCATCTGTTACAGTAACTACACATGTACCAGATGTTTGACTTGTCATTCTTGCTCTAAATTTATTTATTGCTGCTGTATTGGTAATTGGTATTGTATAAGTTCCATTAGCGGTATAACTTCTTATAACTGTCCATCTTTTATTGACTGGAACATAATCCTCTATTGATAAGGTACCTACCCAAGTTCCTGTTACAACAACTGTTAGATTTCCGTCGCTACTCATTGTTAATGTATCGCTTACAATGCTACTTGCACTACTAACAGACGATGTATAGCTTGCATTAATTACTTGTCCGGTTACGTCATGGCTTATTTGCCACAAAGAACCAACATGATCATCTTCAAATATATCATCAGAAGCGGTAAGTGTTATTCCTGTACCTGTAACAGCACTAGGAGTAATCGTCGTGTCAGTAACGTTTTGGCTCCTAAATGGGCCACTTTCATAATTAAAATCCTCAAAAACCCAATCATAATGACTAGTTCTGGTAAGTGTTTTAGGTACATACGACGAATTGCATAAATATAAAGTGTCGGCTGATTGTGCTGTTTTAAGATTAAATAAATAGTCTTCTGTGTAAGTTGTTGTTGTTTCTACAATCGTACTACCATCTATGATCTGACCACCATCTTTATAATAACGGAAGTAGTTTTCTCCAGCTTCTATGATATACGCCTGTTCCACGCTAAATTGAAAAGGTAAAAGCTTCACCTTTTTTGATGAATCCTTTACCTCTGCAATGAAATATGTTCCTGGTCTGTTTTGCGCTCCACCATAAGGAAGGGGGATGAAGTTTTCCATAGTCTTAGCACTGACAAAATACTTAGCGTAATCATCACGTCCCCACATGTCAAAGCTGACTTCACCATTGGCAAAGGAGGATTGTTTTGTATATATCTTGTTTGATGCAGCCATATCAAGACCTGCCTTTTAAATACGTTGTTGATAATTCAAAAGTAGTACTATTTTCTACGGCTCCCATATGCTGCGCTTCTGCAATTGCCATTTGATATTTCTGTGCCATTTCTTGTGCTTTCTGCGCATTACCGCTTTTAGCATTAACTATCTCGGCAGCTAATTGATAACTAAACGCCTTGATAAATGTTGCATCGTAAAGGTCAGGAACGTTAACTTTGTAAGTAAATTCAACGTATGCATCTTCTATATCGCTGGCGATAAATTTTTCATTACCATTGGTAAATATCTTAAACTCTGCTTTCTCTTTAAGCCGAAAGTTATTTTCATCTTCGACACGTAAAACCTTTACACAATTAGCAGGATATTGATACACGTAATCATATCCTGGTGTTGTGTCGTCAGTTAACGCTAGTACTCGTATGTTATTTGCGAAGTTCCATGGGAACCCCCTAAGTGTAGTTTCGAGACAATTATCATAGTTTATATCTAACAGTCTAGCTGTTTCCGTTCCATCATCTAACGAATTGATCTTACCGCCACCAAAACGGCTTAATGCTAAATTACATATATCTGTTTTTGAGGTAGACATGTTACACCCCCATATAAAATAGGGGCGAATTATATCGCCCCTCATTGTTATTTATTCTTATATTCTTCCCAGTACTCTTTAGCTTCTGCCAACTTTCCTGTAAATGTTCCACCGTTTGGCAACTTCCATTTACCAGGGCCACCGCGTTTTATTTCATCGTTAGCGGTTGCTTCTTCGATTGATACACCTTCATCTTCGTCCTTATTTTCGGTGAAATGCTCTGGAGGAATAACATTATCATCAAGAGGGGGAGTATCTGTCCCCTCTCTCCAATGCCTACCATTCCAAGTGCATGTTGTAATACACTTGTATGTTTTCATTATCCTAAGTACCTGGCCCCTCTTCTGTTGGTTGGAATGTCGGTTACCAATTCAGAATTAATCGTACCTGCTGTATGAGTACCAACAACAGTATAAACAAGCTTGCTATAGCGTCTCATTCCTTGTGGCAATCTTGCTTGGTAAAGTACTGTATCGCCTGTCAAACTAGCTGTTACGGTTGCAGCTAGAATAGTAAATGTAGTTAAATTGGTTGAAAACGCTGTATCATCAGCAGTTAAAAGGCTAACGGCAAGACTTGTACCTCCTGCAAAAGCTGTTTCTACGCGAATTCTAAGCCACATCGAATCATAAGCATCACCTTTTGCTTTTTGATCAAGTATATTTGTAGAATCAGCCGTAACGGTTACAGCTTGTAAGTTAGAATACATGTTATGTGCATCTCTAATCATTTATAAATATCCTCCTTTTATTAAGAAATTGTAGATTCGGTAGACAGAATAGAATCGCATTTGCGAACCGGAATACCTTTGAAATATAATTGAGGTGTTTTACCCATTGCGGTATATTGAGTAACGTATTGATTACCAACATCAGTAAGTTTTAATTCTAAGAAAGTGTAAATAGCTTCATTTACATACATAACAGGGTTAGACGGCATGTACAATCTATTCTTTGCAGTAACCAATCTGGACAATAAAGTTGTATTCGCTGCTAAAGTAGCTGCGGTAGTATCAATGTTTGCTACCCTAGCAATCTTACGGTAATTTTCTACTGCAAGGCCAACTTTCCATTTCATATTTGTGCACCATGCATAGTAAGGGTTGCTGTTGGTATCTTCTACGCGAATTCTTCCTTCGTCACGAGTCTGTAAACCAGCCTGTGAACCTTTAGGGAAAATTCCAACGACTCCCCTGTCACCCCAATCGATAATATAAGCGGAAGTATTTACCGAACCACTACCAGTATCTAATACAACTTGATAACCAGGATCGGTCTTTGTAGTAGACGTTGCATTATAACGCACATCAAGTCCATTAAACTCACCATCATTAGCGTCTGTACTGCCATAAAAAAACATGTCGGCAACGCTTTCTCTAAATCCCTCTGCATGGCCTACAACGTCACTAGCTCTAGCTTTTTCCTTATTGGGAGCTAATGCCAATACTTCCTCGTCAACTTCTGAATTATCTTCAAGGATGCAGCACGTATCAGTAATTTGTTTGTAAGTTGATTTACTTCTATTGCCCCCTTGATTCAGAATACGAATTGCAGGGCGTGGGATACTAGTTCTAACTCCTGTTACATTACCAGTAGGAAGATTACCCTCTTTCCAAACAACATCATTCAATATCTGATTTTCTAAGAATAACGTTTCTACGATGTTTAACATTAGCCCATCAGGGCCCACCATTTTTTTAATATCATCTGCGTTCATTACGCTTGTACCTAGTGTTGCCATTTATTTTTTCCTCCTTATTTATACATATCTGGACTATTTGGGAACATAACTTTGTTTGTAGCTGTCGTTTTTGAATCAATGAAACTAGATTCAGATATCTTTGAATGGATATCTTTAAAGATTGCAATCATTTCAGGGTGGTTACCGAGTCCTGTTTCTTGCAAGAATGTCTTAAATTCAGGCGTAGAAAAACGGCTTAACGCATTGTTAGCCG